GCCGAGATCGACCTTACTCAGGGGCGGGTCAAGGTGCAGATCGGCGACGTCAAAACGCCGTGGCTTCCGTGGCAGACCTCCCGCGCCGGATCGGTCAAGAGCTGGTCCCCGCCCGCGATCGGCGAGCAGGTTTGTGTCGTTTCGCCGATGGGCGAACTCGGCGCCGGGTTCGTCATGGGTGGAGCGATCAACTACACCGACCGGCCGGCACCGGACAACCGGGAGAACGTCGAGCGGATCGACCTCCCGAGCGGTGGCGCCTACGAGATCAACGTCGGCGGCACGAAGATCCTGGCCGACAACGGCAAGGTGCAGCTCATCGTGGGCGGCACGACCATGCAGCTCTCCGGCGGGAAGATCACCCTCAACGGCGACATCGAAGTGACCGGCGACGTGAAGGCCGGCTCGATCTCGCTGAAGACGCACGTCCACGGCGGCGTGATGCCCGGCGGATCTACAACCTCGACGCCCGTATGAAACCGTTCCCCGATCCCCTCGTGTTCCGGCATGCCGGCACGCACAACGGCTCGATGATCCTCCAGCTCGAGGAACGGTTCCGGTATCTATCTACCGAGCACGGCGAGATCGAGGTGCCGGCCGGTTTCCTGTCCGACGGCGCGAGCGTGCCGCGGGTTTTCTGGACCATCCTCAGCCCGTTCGGCGACTATTTCGGCGCGGCCCTGATCCACGATTTTCTCTACAGCCCGCACAATCTGCGCTTTTCCCGCGGGGCCTGCGACCTGATTTTCCTCACCGCGATGAAGGACGCCGGCGTGCCGTTCGTCCGTCGCCGGGTGATCTACCGAGCCGTTCGCCTCGGCGGCTGGGCATCGTTCAAAGGCAATCCACCCGACTGATCCCATGAGCTACACCAAGCGCACCCTCGAAAACCTTTCCGGCCTCAACCGGAAGTTCCGCGTGAAGGCTGAGGCGTTCCTCGCCGCCGCGCAGCCGATCCTCACGAAGCACGGCGTGACCGCGGAGGTGATCTCCGGCCTGCGGTCGTGGCAGCAGCAGGCCGCGCTTTACGCGCAAGGCCGGACGAAGCCGGGCCGGATCGTGACCAAGGCCCGGCCGGGCTCGTCCTGGCACAACTACGGGCTCGCGATCGACCTCGGGCTGTTTGCCGGCGGGAAGTATCTCGACGAGGCCGCGCCGACCCGGGCCGCGAAGATCTACCAGGAACTCGGGGCGCTCGCGGCGTCGATGGGGATCGAGTGGGCGGGCACGTGGAAGTCGTTCCCCGAGGGGCCGCACTTCCAATGGACGGCCGGCATGACGCTCGCGCAGCTACGCGAGAAAATGCCGGCGGTCGGATACGACGTGCAAAAGCTCGTCTGATTTTCCTCGACAACCTGCTCGCCCGTGGCACCGTGGGCGCGTCATCTGGTTGGTGACGCAGCCCGCCCCTTACGCCGTGACGGCCTCGGCCTAGCGATGGGGGCGGGCACCAAGCTTTCAGCCGGCAGCCCGGCATCCAGACGTTCGCCTCCGTTCCCTGTCGCCTCGCGGCATGACGGCGATAAGCTACCCAACAACGGACAGGGAGCTTCCCAACTGGCCACGGGTCGAGTGAGCAAGTCCTACGATGCTCAAGCAGGTCAGATACTCGATAGGTGACAGCCCGGAAAAGACGGGCACCACATAGTAGGGTGGAGCAGTTGGTAGCTCGCTGGGCTCATAACCCGGAGGTCATCGGTTCGAGTCCGATCCCTGCAACGGTTTTCCGGCATGCATCTAGGGGTGTTCCTTGAGACCGCCGCTCCTCACGGGGCGGCGGTTTTTCCTTGCCTGCGCGAGAGGATCGGGCAACGTCGAGTCCCGATTGAAAATAATCGACCGATGAAATTGAAGTAACCAACCACCACCATGATCCTGATCCTGTTCTCAATCATCCTCTGTTTCATGGCCTATTTCGTGGCCGTGAAGGTCATCGAAAGCGAAGCCCGTTTCAAGACCAGCGACCCGCCCGGCCATCGGAAATTGAACCAGCGGCAAATCCGTGTCCGCGCTCGCCGCGCTCACGCCGCCGGTTCCCGCTTCGCGTTCGCCTGATCGCCTGCCCCTCCACCCCACCCCGCCCCGCCTCGTGCGCGGCGGGGTTTTTCATGCTCCGGCGGGGCCTGATCGACAAAACCGCGCAAGACCACCGGAGACGCTCGCCGGATAGTCCCGCAATGCGAGGAACCGACGCGACCACCGGCAAACCGTTGGAGGGCATTGCCCATCTGCGGCAGTCGATCCGCGACATCCTCACCACGCCGCTCGGCTCCCGCGTGATGCGGCGGACCTACGGGAGCCGCCTGTTCGACCTGGTCGACAACCCGCTGAACGCTCAGACGCTCGTCGAGATCTTCGCCGCCACGGCCGAGGCGCTCCTCCGGTGGGAACCTCGGCTTCGCGTCCAGCGCGTGCAGGCCCGAACCCTGTCCGTCGGCAAGATCGAGGTCGATCTCGAAGCGATCTACGTCCCAACCGGGCAGCCTGTTTTCCTCGACGGCATCGTTGTCTCATGAGCGTTTACACTCCCATCGACCTTTCCACCCTGCCGGCTCCCGACGTTGTCGAGGCGCTGTCGTTCGAGAGCATCTTCGCCGCGATGCTCTCCGACCTGCGGACCCGCGACGCGACGTTCGACGCGCTGGTCGAGTCCGATCCGGCTTACAAGATCCTCGAGGTCGCGGCTTACCGTGAACTGCTCATCCGGCAACGCGTCAATGATGCCGCTCGCGCCGTGATGCTGGCCTATTCTGGCGGTGCCGACCTCGAAAACCTCGGGGCGCTGTTCGGCGTGACCCGAAAGACGATCACGCCGGCGAACCCGAACAGCGTGCCACCGACGGCCGCGGTGATGGAGTCCGACTCCTCGCTCCGCTACCGGATCCAGCTCGCGCTCGAAGGGCTCTCGACGGCCGGCCCGGTCGGGGCCTACCAGTTCCACGCCCTGAGCGTCGAAGGCGTCAAGGACGCCGCGGTCGCCGGCCCGCCGGACACCGACCCGGGAGTCGTGCGCGTGACGCTGCTCGGGACCGAAGGCGACGGCGCGGTCGATTCCAGCGTGATCGCCGAGGTCGAGGCCGTGCTGAACGACGAGGACGTCCGGCCGCTGACCGACACGGTCGAGGTTCAATCCGCCACGATCACGACGTTCGAGGTGATCGCGACGCTCTACATCAACCAGGGGCCGGACCCGCTGCTCGTCCGCGACGCGGCCCTGGCATCCGTGCAGGAGTTCGTCGACAAGCAGCACAAGGTCGGCGCCGACATCCGGCTCTCGGCGCTCTACGCCGCGCTCCACGTGGCCGGCGTCGATCGCGTGGTGCTCTCGGCTCCCGGCGTGACCAGCGACCTCGTGATCGACGGCGAGCACGCGCCGTATTGCACCGACATCACCCTTTCGACCGCCCCGGCATGAACGACCTACTCCCGCCGAATGCGACCGCGCAGGAACGGGCGATTTCGCTCGCGTTGGATCGCGCCGTGCCGGTGCCGGTGCGGCAGCTTTGGAACCCGGCGACGTGTCCCGAGGGAATCCTCCCGTGGCTGGCCTGGTCGCTTTCGGTGGACGAGTGGGATGCCGCCTGGCCGGTCGATCAGAAGCGCTCGGCCATCGCGGCAAGCATCGAGACGCACCGCCGCAAGGGGACCATCGGCTCTCTCCGGCGTGCTCTCCAGGCGCTCGGCTACGACGTCGAGATCGACGAGAAAACCGGCGAGGCCTACACGTTCCGGCTGCTGTTCAAGGTCGGCGAGAGATCGGCCGGCGGGGCGCTGATCGACGCCGCGGTTACGAACGCCACGGCCATCGCGCTGCGGCAGAAAAACGCCCGTTCCGCGCTGGCCGGCAGCCAGTATCTCGGCACGAACGGCGCGACCGGCGGGCCGATAATCGCAGCCGCGCAGCTCTCGGGGAGCGAGACCGACGTCGCCGAGTTCTCCGGCCCGACCGGCCCGCCGATGATCGAGATCTCCGGCACGACGTTCCCGGCCAACCTGAACAAGATCCTGATCCAAGCGCCCGACCTTAACGGCCGGCAATCGTGGACGACGAACGGCTCGAACACGCCACCGCTCACCGGCCGGTGGGTTTACCTCCAATGGTCGGGAACCGTGTGGGGATTCGGTGGCGTAACGAACGGCTCCTACGACGACGACTCGTGGTCATCCGCCGACGACGTTCTCGACCCGCTCGACATCGAGACGTGGATTCCCGGAGGCTCCCCGGTGGGCGAGCCGGTTCTAACAGCCTTGTGATTTCGCCATGTATCAAACGATTCTAACCACCCTCGGCCTAGCGAAGATCGCGCAAGCCATCGCCGACGCCGACGGCGTGACCACGCCCGAAGTGCAGGTTTCGCAGATGGTGTTCGGCGACGGCAACGGGAACCCGACCACGCCCTCCGAAGACCAGCTCGGGCTCGTCCGGCAGGTGTTCGCCGCGGACCTCAACCGGCTTGAGCTCGATCTCGAAACGAACCGCTACATCGCCGAGGCGGTGATCCCGCACGACGAGGGCGGGTGGACGGTGCGCGAGGTCGGCCTTGTGGACACCGACGGCGACCTGTTCGCGGTGGCGAACTTCCCGGACATCTACAAGCCGACGGCCGTCGAAGGCGCGACCCGCGACCTCGTGGTTCGCCTGGTCTTCGAAGTGACCAACGCGGTCGACGTGGACCTGATCGTCGACCCGTCCGTCGTGCTGGCCACCCGCTCGTGGGTGCAGGGGAACTTCACGCTCGCCGCGCTGCTGCCGGGCGGCACCACCCATCAGATCCTCCGGAAGAAATCGAACGCCGACGGCGACGTCGAGTGGTATGATCCGCTCGCCGGCCTGAACATCGTGGTCGACATCGTGCAGGAGGAGCAGACGCTCGCCGCGGCTCAGACCGTGGTGAACCTGAGCACGGCCACGACGAACGGCCTCGCGGTATACATCGAAGGCATCCGGCTCCACCCGGCGGACTACTCGATCAACTCCTCGACGCAAATCACGCTCGCGACGGCCTACCCCGCCGGCTCGAAGATCCTGCTCATCCAGAACGAGCCGGCCGGCGCCGTCGAATATCTCCAGGCGGCGAACAACCTGAACGACGTGGCGAGCAAGCAAGCCGCCCGTGCCAACCTCGGGTTCCCGTCGGCGACCGATCCGAACTTCATGGGCGAACTCTGGAAATCGCTGATGGCGTTCCAGTATCCCGTCGGGGAAATCCTGGTCACCCGCCGCGAGGGCAATCCTTCGAGCTGGCTCGGGTTCGGCAGTTGGGAGCGCTACGGGTCCGGCCGCACGCTCGTCTCGCGGGATCCGCTCGACGCGAGCTTCCAGTCGCTCGACCAGACCGGCGGCTCGAAGACGCACGTGCTGACCGTCGGAGAGCTGCCGGCGCACTCGCACGTCGTGAACCCGCCGTCGACCGCAACGAGTTCGGCCGGCGCTCACTTCCACGGACTGCTGTCCGACACCGGCCTGGTGAACTCCGGTGAAGGCACCGGCCCGAACATCAGCTCGAAGGGCATCGGCTACACCGCGACCGGGAACCGGCCGCAGGTGCTCACTGAAACGGCCGGAAACCACACCCACGTCGTGGACATCGCGCCGTTCGATTCCGATCCCGTCGGATCCGGCCAAGGTCACAACAACCTGCAACCCTACATCGTCGTCAACATCTGGCGCCGCACCGCTTGAACACCACCATGCACATCCCCGTCGAATGGCTCCTTGGCGTCCTGGCCCTCCTCGCGTCCGTCATCGGAACGCTGGCCGGGATCATCTACAAATCGCTCTCGTCCGAAATCGCGTCGCTCCGCGCCGTGGTGGCAAAACTTCAGGACGACATCGACCGCTTGTCGAAAGGCTGCGGGATCGGCGCTTGCATCTGGAAGAACCGCTAAACTAACAACCTCGTGAGAGATCCTTTCAAGTTGCTACTCCCCGCGCACGGTCAATGCCGGCTTTCGGTCGTCAGCGCCACGTCGCTGAAGCTGTCGCCGTTCAACGGTCAGAACCTCACGATCAACGGCGCGATGGGGAAAGTCTCGGCCGGCACCGGAACGTGGAATTTCGGAGTGCAGGCCTCGACGTTCGCCTGACAAAACCGCGCAAGACCCGTCCCCACCTCACCCATAGATTCCCGCCATGCCTGAGACCTTTCTCCACGGAGTGGAACTCCTCGAAGTCGACAGCGGCGCTCGCCCGATCCGCACTGTCCGTTCCTCCGTCATCGGGCTCGTCGGCTCCGGCAATGACGACGGCGTCGCCGCCGCGGTAACCATCGGCACCGGCAACGGGGCGCTCCGGTTCACCGCCGTCTCGAAAGGCGCAGCCGGCAACGGCCTCAGCATCGTGACGGTGAAGCCCGCCGGCAACAACGCGGCCCTCGCCGTGACCAAGTCGGGCAATGTGATCACGATCTCGCTCGCCACCGACGGCTCGGCCGTGGCGACCTCGACCGCCTCGCAGGTGCTCGCCGCGGTGAACGCCGCCGGCACCGTGAATGCCTTCATCACCGCGGCCCTCGCTCCGGCCTCGACCGGCGCCAGCCTGTTCGCTGTTCACGCCTCCACCGCGCTGACCGGCGGCGTCGATGCTTCCTTCCCGCTCGACACTCCGGTGCTCGTGACCAGCTCACGCGATCTCGACACCAAGCTCGGCGCGGACACCTACCTCGGGAAGGCGCTCGAAGCGATCTACGCTCAGGCCGGCGCGGTCGTGGTCGTCGTTCGCACGGCCGACGTTGCCGGCGACGCCACCGAAATGACCGGCGTTTACGCGCTGAAGCGGGCGCAGGCCGATGTCGGCTACACCCCGCGCATCCTGGTCGCCGAAGGCGTCGAAGGCGCGATCGTGTCCGACGTCAAGGCCGTGGCGGAATCCCTCAAGGCCGTGGCCGTGGTCGGGCTTGGCTTGACGACCGCGACCGCCGCGACCGCGTGGGCCGCGACTAACGCGAACGACCGGATGCTTGTTTACTGGCCGACCGTGAACGGCGGCGAAGACCCCGCGCCTTTCGTGGCCGGCGCGATCTCGAAGTCCGACAACGACCGCGGGTTCTGGTGGAGCCCGTCAAACATCGAGGTGTTCGGCATCGACTCGCTCGACTACCCCGTCGACTTCCAGCTCGGCGACGTGACCAGCCTCGCGAACGTCCTGAACGAGGGCAAGGTCGCGACGTTCATCCGGCAGGGCGGCTTCCGCCTGTGGGGGAACCTGACCGGCTCCATCGACCCGAAGTGGCAGTTCGTGAGCGTCCGCCGCACGGCCGACATCATCAACGACTCGATCCTCCGGGCGCACCTGTGGGCCGTCGACCGCAACATCACGAAGACCTACCTCGAAGACGTCGCCGAGGGCGTGAACGGCTACCTCGCGAGCCTGAAGAACCAGGGCGCGATCCTCGGGGGCCGTTGCTGGCCTGACCCGGACCTCAACACCCCGGCGAACATCGCGCAGGGCAAGGTGTTCTTCAACTTCGAGTTCACGCCGCCGTATCCCGCGCAGACCGTGACCTTCCGCTCGATCCTCACCAACGACTACCTCTCCGAACTCGCCTAAGCCATGAGCGCCGCCGCCCAACTGCTGAAAAACTTCAACCTCTTCGTCGACGGTCGCGGCTACGCCGGCAACGTCGACGAGGCGACCCTGCCGAACCTCGCTCTCCTGGTGGAGGACTACCGGGCCGGCGGCATGGACGCGCCCGTCCCGATCGACATGGGCATGGAGGCGCTCGAAGCGTCGTTCAAGCTGTCGAAGTTCGACCGCGACGTGCTCGCCCTGTTCGGCGTCGC